ATTACCACCAGATCCAACAACAACCGTTAATGTTTCTCCTGGAGTAACGGCAATAGTTCCATATGCCAGACCACCACCACCTCCACCATTGTTAGTTTCGCCCCTTAATTGACCTCCATCACAACCACCTCCACCTCCACCACCACCAACAACAACGGCAGACAAAGAAGTTACTCCGTTAGGAACAGTAAAAGTAAATGTTCCTGCTGTTGTGTATGGTGTTTGTCCTACTGGAAAGGTTTCTACTTTAGTTGATGTTGCCGGGTCAATATTAAGTTGTAGTCCAGTTGTTGGAACGACAGTTTCAATGGGGTCAATTTCATTAATTGAATCTAAAACAATAAGATTACCAGTAGAAGTGGAACGCATTCTCTGAGTGCCACTTAATGTCGATGCAGTATTTTCATCAAATTCAGTGGCGAAAGCAGTTCCGTCACCACTAACGCTAAATTTCGTTAAGACGGTTTCATCATAACCATAAGATAAAAATGTCCCGCTTCCGGTAAGTCGTGCTACAACTGCCATAAATTATATTGTGTATTCCAAAAATTACTAATCATCATATTTATATATTATGCGGTATAATCAAAATCTAAACTGTCGGTTGTTTCGTTAAAATTAATTGAAAATTTTTGAGTTGCCGAATCGGTAGCGCCAATTTCAACTGCTCCATCTACACTAAGAGTTCCAGTTGATGGGTTAAATGTAAGTTTTGTGGAAGAAACGTTAATAGAGGTACTGTTTCCAGAAGTTACATCTTCAAATACAATGTATCTTGTAGCATTTGTTGTAGTATCATCAGTTACTGTTATGCTACTAGCGCCAGAAACAGTTGCCCAAGTATTATCACCTCTCAAGAATGTGGTGTTGTCTGCTGTGCCAGTACCTAATCTTGCGGTTGCTACAGTACCGGAAGATAAATTAGAGGCATTTAAAGTTGTTAAATTAGCACCAGAAACAGAACCAAAATTACCGGACCAAGTACCAGAAGTTACAGTACCAGTTGTGGTTAAACTACTAGAACCTCCTAAAGGAGATGCTCCTAAAGTATTATAAGAGATCGTTCTTGCAGCGGACCCATCAAAAGTTGTTCCAGTAGCATCTCCCGTCCCGCTATTGTTGAAGGTTACTGCGTTTGCTACAGAAGCATTGCCATCAACCACCAAGGTAGCAGTATTAGATGAATTGCCTACGTAAATTTTCTTGTCAGTAATATTTACTCCAAGTTCACCATAGGTGAGAGTCGGAACTGCCGAAGCAGTTTCCGACCTTTTAACTTTAACTATCGGATTTGCCATCTATCGTAATTGCAAAATTCTGATATCAAATTATATATCTGATGATTGTGTTTTTTTACGAGATTGTGTTGGCGCAGCCGCAATGTCTACGTTAGATACAGATGGAATTTCGTAAGAATTATTAGATAGCAATTCTTGTATTTTATTAGTTAAAATAATAATCTTTGCCTCCAGTAAAATATTTTGATTCATTAAATCAGTAACTTTACTTTGATAAACTGATACCAGTGTTGCGTAATCTAATTGTATCTCTTCCATTTATGATCACCTCAATTTTAATTATTTATGGATATGTTCCACAATCAATTGTTACGTTTACAACAGACTTTGCTGATGTTATAACTTCGTTTGTGCCAACACCAAGAGCACCAATGAATAGTGAACCAATCGCTAATGCGGCATGAGTTGTTACTGTCAACTGAGGATCTGCTGCTGTAGTTCCAGTATCACCAGAAGCAATAGCAAGTTCAGATGCTAGAGCAAATCCAGTATTATCTAACCAAACAAGAGCAGATTTCTTTGCTGTTGTAGCAAAGTAGTTGAAACCAATTGCGGAATCCCATGTTGTAGAAGATGATGGAGCAGTGCCATTAACGAGACCCAACTCAATAAATCTATCTTCAACGAGAATTGATTGAGTATTTAATGTGGTAGTTGTGCCATTAATTGTTAAGTTTCCACCAACTGTTAAATTTCCGTTAACTGAGGTTGTTGAAGTACCAGCAGAACCACCAATGTTGATGTTGGTGGTCGAACCAGCAACACCGTTAGTACCAATGTTAATTGTTTTGGTTGTAGCGTTAGCAGTAGCACCAGTAGCAAAGTTATATGTTGAAGCACCAGTTGATGCTGTAAACATGTCTACAGCTTGTGCTGCTGTTGCTGTGTTTCCTACCGTAAGTGTAGTGGCAGCACCAACAAAGTTTACCGTAGTTGCGGTAGTGTTAAGCAAATCAAATGTTGCACCACCAGCTACTAATGATGTAGTAATAGTTGGTGAAGTGCTGAGCACGTTGCTACCAGAACCAGTACTTGTAGTAACACCAGTACCACCGTTTGCTACTGCTAATGTTCCACCAAGAGTAATAGCACCAGATGTTGCTGAGTTAGGAGTTAATCCAGTTGTGCCTGCCGAGAATGTTGTTACTCCAGTACCAGTAACTGAGCTGTTGAATGAGCTATACCATTGTGTAGTTGATGAAGCACTAAACTCTAGTAAGCCGTTAACAGGAATTGAAATAGCAGTGTTTACTGCTAAAGCATCAATAGTAGCGCCAGTAGCAGGAAAAACGTTTACCGCATTAGCACCTTTGTTAACAATAAGCATCCTTCTACCAGTTGTTGCTGTTGGTAGAGTGACACCAGATGGAGCAGCGGCTGCTGTGGTGATTACGTTGATGTCAGTGGTGAGAGCACCCTGACCTTGAGCGTTTGTTCCTGCAGTGACGTTGTTAGTTGTGCTGAATGTTTCTCCAGCAAGTGATGGAGTTGTTAAAGAAGGTGATGTGCCAAATACAAGTGCTCCAGTTCCAGTCTCATCAGTTACGGCAGCTGCTAAGTTAGCAGATGATGGAGTACCTAGGAATACAGAAACTCCTGTGCCTAAACCAGTAACTGCCGAAACACCAATTTGTGACCATGAAGTGTTGCCACTTGTGTCACTGGTCATAAAGTATCCACTGGCGGCAGCAGGAACAGCAGCGGGAAGTGTGAAGTTGTAACTTGATGTTACTGTAGCAGGTGCTCTAAATGTTAGAGTATTCTGTGTTGCTTGAGCATCTAGAAGCTTAATCTGACCAGCACTCGTGCTAGCTGCAGATTTAACAAGAATTTCTGCTGCGGCAGCATATGTGCTAGCACTAGCAACAGCAGCACCAGCACCAGTGCCCGTACCACCCGCATCTCCAAGATAAAGGATTTTTCCAGTTGTGTTGTAAACTGGTTCTGCTGCATAGAAAATACTACCTGGAGTTGTAGTACCTTTTCTTAGCTGTAATACGGGTGCGGCCATTTACCTTACCAAAATACACTTTTACTAAATCTATTTAGTTGATTAAAATGTCCCGTAATCTATAGCACCATCATTAACTCCATCTGAACGATCTAATACTTCAGATGGAGGAACATGGTCATATGTTTGAGTAGTAGCATTCCAAATTAAAAGATAATTATTCAATCTTCCAGTTATATTAACATCCTCTAATTCAGAAAGAATTCTAGATCCACCACCACCATCGTCAACGTTTACAGTTTTTTTTCTTTCTACTCTAGGAAAAGTTACATTATAATTATTGATACTATTAAGTGTAACTTGGTATTTCATAGAACTCCTGATACTACGGTAATTATTCCTTCAATAACTTTATTGGTAATTCCCAAAGAACTGCTTATGTATACATTATAAACGTATCTTCCTTCCTTCAAGTTATTAGTTGTCTGTATGAATGAACTAGATCCATCAGGCATGGAAAGACGAATTAATCCAGTACTGACATTTAAAATAACTGGATTTAAACTATACTTAACTGACGTAGTATAGTTTCTTGCCATCTTAGATGTCACTGTATATCCAGACAGATTTATAAAATTCCCACTCTCATCTCTGAGATTGAATTCTGCTATAAAATCTGTTCCTTGTTCTATAGTAAGATTAATTGGAACTGCGGTTGCCATATGAAAATACCCTTCCCTAACTATTTAGGAAAGGGTATAAATCACTCTTCAGTTACTTCTGGTAATTCCGGAATTTCGCCCTTTTCAAGCAAGTCCAAAGTCTCTAATCCACCAGTGAGTTTTGCTTTATATTCTTTTGCTTTTTCAAAATCAGATTCAATGCCTAGAATCTGCTCATTAATTTTTTTGAGTTGCGCCTCAAAATTTTTACGTAGTGCCTCAGTATCCATATTAACTCCATTAAATAATTTTAAACAACAATTTAAAAAATGTTTTGTCTAGAATTCTTCCGAACTCCTGTGTGTATTTATGAGGGATGAAAATACTATTGGATCGGCAAACCCTACACCACATTTATTGATCTTTTTTATCCGTGTTTCTTAATATGCCCTAATAATAAAAGTTTGAGTTCTCTAATTTCTTCCTTCAAATTAATTATATCATCTGATGTTGAATCTAAATGATGTTTAAGTTTGTTCCTATTTGGTTTTTGCGTTGATATGATAGCGCCAGTATTTGGGTCGCGATAAAGATTTTCGTGACCCATTACTTTATGGTAATTATTCATTAAATTGAAGCAACAATTCTGAGATCTTGTATCTTTGGAGAGAAGGAAGGATTATCAGATTTAAGAACCAACTTAATTGCATACCTTGTGAACTCAGGAAGATCATTAATGTAATATTTCAGTTCTTTATAATCTTCTCTCTTTTCAAAGGCTCCCGCTATAGTGCTAGACTTCTTCACATTAACACTAGCAAAATCGGATGGTAGGTAACTCCACTTGGTATCAGATAAAGATTCCTGCACCGAACTTGACAATACCTTATACATTACTATAATATTAGAGAAATCAGTTATATTTGCTGTTAGTCTAACATCCAAAGAAGTGGCAGGAATAGTCAATGTAACATCTTTAGTTAAATATTTTGTTATCGATGAAGTAACTACACTTTCGATATCCGACCTATAGTCTACACCATTTTTAAATTCACTGGATTTAATTTGGAAGTAATCAATCTTTCCTAATTGTAAATTACTCTTTGTTGGATTTATTGTGTAAACAAAATCATTCACTCTAAGAATATCATCTTCTTGACTTGCAGCATTGGAATTTCTTGCATAATCACTACTTGGAACTGAAGGACTAATGTAGTCATTATTAATCGGTTTCTTTTCAGTTTCAATAACTAACTCTCCATTTGCGCGATTCCATGAAATTACTTCAGCATTAACTATATTTGTATATCCAATATTTGAAATTACATTATATGCAATGATTTCATCATCAATATCAAATGGGGGGAATTCTGTGGCAATCAACTCGGAAGTTGTAATTTTTACATTTGGATTGTTGGTTAAAATATTTTGAGAGCTGAATATCAATCCTTCACCGCTTTCGAATATGCCATCGTTCTTCATTCTGACACTAACAACGTTGCCGCTGACATATACTATAGTGCCTTCAGCATTGGAAGATTTTCCGATCAATGTTTGGTTCTCTTGAATTGGCGTTACGCTAGGGTTTATAAAATCAATTGGGAAAGTATATACAGGCCAGAATTTAATTACTTGGTATCTCTTCCCATACCTATCTTCTTTTCCTAAAGAGTTGTCTACTCTAGAAGATGAGGTCTTAACACTGACATTTCTTAGATCAATTAGTGGCGAAAGATAATCAACTTCAGAAGAAAGAATCATTTTATATGTTAATGACTTTCCTGTGCTGTTTAAAATTTCATTAATGTTTGATGTTATAAATTTTTGGTTTTCGAAATATTGCTCTTGATTTAAGAATGTTTTTTCGAAATCCGAAATACTATATGAAAGAAAATTCTTTGTATTTGAATCAATTGGAACTACATTGATAGTTTTGAGACTAGTATCTATTTTTGTTTTCTCTGATTGTATATACGAAATATCAGCATATAATTTTTCATACTTAATATTTTTTGCTCCATATACTGATGGACCACCACCAATTCCAGTCTGACTTGCTTGAGATGGACCGACTATCGTGTATGTGTCAACACCACACGAATCTATTGTATATAATTTTTTACTAAATTCAGTTCCGGAAATTCCCGAAAAATCTTGAACGCTTCTGAAAAACGTTTTTGAATTTCCTGAGTCTTCGAATCCATGATTACGTTGACTTACTTTTATGATGGAATTGTTTGCTTTAAATAAATCAGAATTTGCATTACTGCTTGAGGAAGAGTTAGTCTCAAAAGGACTCACCTTTAACTTTTGAAGAGCAATTTGATCATTAACTAATTTTAAAGTTGCCTGCTTGGTGATATCAAATTTCGCACGATGTAAAACAAATTTTAAATCTTCAAATGAATCTTCAACCCAAGTATCAGTATTCTGAGATCTATACAGAGAACCCAATGATGGTTGAGAACTTACCTGCACTCCACTAATAATATCATTACTTCCCTGTCTAGATGACCACAATTGATATTCAGTGGAATCAGTTTCTACCTGAATAGCATAATCAGAATCATTTTGCAAATAAATTGGATATTCAAATTTAAATCTAGTTGGTGTTGCGGAATCACGATTAGTCCCTGAGTCCGTTGCAACGCCCATTCTAACTGCTGGAGTATCTATTTCTATAATAGACTTTATGGATGCTCCTGCTGCCCCATTACCAATACCTTTGATCACTACAGAAGGGGGACTAGTATATCCCGATCCTTGTGTCGTAACAATCACATCATAAAAAATTCCATTCGAAATTAGCGGGGTAGCGATTGCAATGTTTTCTCCTGGTAGTTGAGGACTTTCTGTTGTAATTATAGCTCCTTCGTAGTTTGCTCCAGACGATTCGATTATAAAGGAAGATACTTTTCCTGAATCTCGTGCAATTTTCAATTGGACATTTTTGTTGCTCGTAGCATTACTCAAAGTTACAGAATTAGAATTTAATGATTCATCCTGAACAAAAGATTTGCCATTGTGATTGGAAAGAACAAAAGTATAGACCTGCTCATTAGTAATATTATATGTTTTATTTCCAAATAATGTTACTTCGATTCCATTTTTGTCAAGTATTCTTTCTAATGGACCTTCTGCACCAGATTTTAAACCAACTAAAATATCACCAATATTCAAAGATATACTACCGGTAGTATAAACTTGCAGATATGTCTTCGGCAAAACAATAACTTCAGATCCAGGAATAATATTTTTTCCTGGTTTACCCACATTAACATCAGTCAGGTAGATTTTTATTGGTATAACTTGACTCTTCTTGTTGAAATACAAATCCATTTCGGTAACAAAAAGACCGCCATCATAATTTTCAATTCTAAACGTTTGTGATAATGGATTTGGTTTCAGTAAAACGTCAGTATTACTTTCTACAAATTGTATACCCTCATTTGATTTAAAATAAGAAGATTGTGTAGATGTAATTGATTGGGGGTTACTTGGTTTTGTGCCTCTAGAGTAATAATTTACTTCAGTGTAAGTAGCAACATTTTCCTTCGAATCATTTACACTACTTGAAGTGAACCTTATAGTTTTTTGACCAGAAACTAAATTGATTTTTTCAGATGTAGTATCATATTCGACATCTAAAATGTTACCAGTCCAACTTGTTCCTTGTAATGGTGGGTATCCTGCTGGTATTAATATTATTCCACTAGCAGAACCATTCTCGTCGGCAATTACGGGGGAACCGAATGATGATAATGAAGAGGACGCAATCCCAGTAAATTTCGAATCAGGTATTGTCCATCTACTGACATCTCTACCATCAATAAAGGGATATATTATTGTCTTGGGTTTCATTCTCGTGATTACAAATTTCACCGGAATGGAGCGAGCAAAAAATTGTATAGATGAGCAGATATAAGATTCTCCAACTGATTTTATTGATACTCCTTTTGCAATATCATTATTGTTTGGACTTACATTTGAAGAACTGGAAATCAACGATTCAGTTGTTCTAGAGTTTGCTTGCTGTGTATTATTTGATGAGAGAGAATTGATATTATTGAAAGTAGAATTTATACCACTCCAGTTAATTACAAATGAATTGTATATTGATGCAAATGCAGAGTCTGGATCATTGCTCTTTGAGATAAAAATATTAAATAAATTTGTGTTATTGTTTGTCACTAACGGAACCATATTGGTATCATACCAATTATCAATTGATGGTGTCAAACTTAAATCACCAACATACTGAAGAACAACAAAAGGATTTGGATTTACCAGACCAGTCGCAAAGTCATTTTTTATCAGTGGAATTGGGGAAAATGGGAGAGTAACTACGTTATTTGTGTTGACGTAATTATCAAGTTCTCTTTCAGACTGCTTAGTATTAAATTCGATGAGGTTTAAATTATCTTCATAAACTTCTGGTCTCAACACTGACTGTTGTGGATCGATAGCACATCTATATTCATCCGAAGAAACGTTACCAATTCCATGAGATTCGAAATTATCAACCAAAAATCCAGTTTTGAATTTGTCAAATCCGAAAGGATCTTTGATCTGCATATTTAATGTCTGCTGCTCAAGGATGCTCAATGCAGTATAGTATTCTAATCTTTCTATACGTTTTTCAAGTTTACCGATATCCCTCATTGTATATCGTTTGTTATCAACGGGAAATATTTTGATATCTTTGGTGTCTTGTGTGATAGCTGGTATGTAAATGTAACTTAGTGCTAGCGCATTGTCTACAGAATCTGGCTTTGATGGATTCTTGGAAGACGTACCTTTCTTGATGAAAAATTTCCCAGTCTTGTCTAAGAATAGCGCATCAATTCTATCCAGATAACTAGTCTCATCAAACTTGATTGCAAATTCCAGATTTGAATCGTTCGATAAACTTACTGATGGAGCTCCACCTGCTCCATTAAAAGAAATATAATTACTTGACGATAATATTGTAGTATTTTGGAATCCACTAGTGACAACAGTAGAATCTACTTTTGGGCGGAAATCAATAACATCTCCCAAAGATATTCTACCCGTTTGAGATTCAAAATCTGGTATTTCTTCCAGAGAAACACCAGACTCATGTAAATATGAATCTACTGTGCAAAATACACCTTGAGAATGTTCAAAATAATCGAAACATGCCACAATTTTTCCAGTTGGAATTTGTACGCCCGGTTTTAGTAAAATTCTGGAAACGTCATAGAATGATTCCCTTTGACCATCATCAAATGTGAAATTTTGAGTTATATCTTTCCCCTCAATTAACAATCCATTAGCATCAACTTTAGGTGGATCTGTTAAAGTTCCTTCGTAAATATACTTTAAATTGTAAACATCTGAGTAAGAAATGATTGCGAGCTCATTGGTGTCGTAGTCTTGACCTCTGATAGGGATTACTTTATCATTGGAAGGCGTAATCACAATTCTTTTATTTGTTTTAGAAGTTTTTAATTTTGGTTTGGACTTCGATACTTCTACTGTTGTTGTTAACTTTACTTTGGGATATTGTGTCATGCCTGTCCCGAAATAACCATTAGGAAATGTAATTATTACAGAACCAGCAACTAATCCACTAACCTCATCAAATGACCCAAATATGCTAACAAATTCTGGTTTAATTTCTACGATGTCACCAACCTTAAAAAATAAATTATTTGTTGAGGAAGATCCCGCATACAAAACTGTCATGACATAGTTTTCTTTCGTAAAGGACACAAATCTTTGTGTTCCGAAAGGAAGTTGTGCAGCAAAAGTCAATGATCCACCAGATGAAGATCCTTGAGAAATGAAGTCTCTTCTGAAATAATATGTAATTTTGGAATCTGTAATATCAGATGCTATACTAGAAACTCCTTTAGTTCCTGAAGAAATTATAGATGAAGCGTATGGGTTGTCTATAATTGTTGTTATTTTTGTTACAACAGAGTTCGTCACGTCCTCTCTGAGAACTGAATCAATATAAATTCGTGATTTAATACTAGTATTAGATGTAGTTGCGTATACAACTATTGATCTCCTTACATCACCAGTTTTTTCTACGTATTCGATTATATCTCCTTTCTTCAAAAGTTGACCAAGATCAATAGATAATGAATTTACTTCCAAATAATCGTATCCTTTTAATCCACTAAATGTTGATGTTGTTATATTTTGAAAACCTGAATATAAACTATCTGATGATTCACAATCTGCTGTAAATATATTAGTTCCTTCAGATCCCGATCCAAATAGAGAATAAAAGGATTTAACTTCAGACACATTATATGTGTGAATAGTATCCTTAAATAAAATTGCAGTAACTATGCATCCAGACCCTTCAGTTACACTTACCAGTGGAGGATTTGTGTAAACCACATCTCTCACAACCTCATCTTGCACAATAATATTGTAGATTTTAGTTCCTAATCTGCCTAAAGAAATTTTGGACTTATCAAATTCAGATCCATTTAGAACTACTATTGAATTAGCATTGTAATTATTTCCTTGGGCATGAACAACGAAATGTGAGATGGTATTACTTTTAGCAATTTTTGTTATGTTGCCATCTTCATCAACGAGTGTCTCTCCCTCCACAAATCTGCCTTGCTGGACGTTTAGATGAAGAATATTACCAGAACTATATACGCCACCCGAAGTGCCTTCTACGACCCCGTAAGCGCCACTAGCGGAACCTGTTACATACTTGCCAGTAGCAAATCCCGAAGAAATATTTGATGCTAATGTAATTCTGGTAAAAAATACTGGATTGAAATAACTAAATTTGAATATTGAATTGTAGATCTCTTGTCCTTGTCGTGTTAGACCTTTGGAAGATACTTTATCTTTGAGAGGATTAAATCCATCCCCAACTTTAACTAAAGAAATATTGGAAGGTTTGCATACCCCAATCAATGGAGAAAAAGTTTCAGTGTAGTCTACTATAGTTCCAAAATAATAATTTGATCTCGCTTGACCAGGATCGCCAGCGTTGATATCATTAATTTCAAATGCATCATTTTGTGTTATAAAAACTCTCCTTTGTCCATTTGGATCTTCAATGTCGTATTCTTTAAATAAAGTATCAACAACATCGCGCTTTCCTGCAATTGTCAATTCGATGTAATTAAATGTGCTGCCTGGATTAACTTTTTGTGATCTTACAAATGCAGATGCAATCACTCTGACTTTTTCAACTAGCAAAGTTTTGCTTTCCTGTGCTGTTTCATCATACCCAACAGATTTAATTGAGTGTAAATAACTTCCAATTGGCGGCAAGTAAGTTGAAGAATATAAAAGATAATCTATACTTGGATTTATTGTAATTGTCTTTATAGCAATATCACCAGGAGTTAAATCTAAATCTGGAGCGTTCACACCAGCAATTACATTATTTGGAACTTCTGATAATAATTTTCCCCTAAAATTTGATGTGTTTTTGTAACTACTAGTCAATCCGTTTAATCCAACAGAGCCATCATTAAATGTAGCAAACAAATATACATTAGGATATGCAGTAAGTTCAACACCCTCGGCATTTACTGAGGTAGTATTAAAAATATTAGTTACAAAAAATGAACTTGCTCCAGTGTTCTTTACAGTTATATTTGTTCTAGTAACAGTATCTTTTGACTTATCTAGAAGTACATATTTGGACTCTTTGTTTACGATTTCGTAACCACTAATATATGCTGTTCCTGGTCCTACGGTGCCAACTAATTTATCAGAAGCTTCTGATATTGATAAACCATTTACTAAATTGGTAACCGAATTTAATTTATATAATCCATTATTATTTTCTTTTTGATAATAGTTTCTGACATCAAAATCAAATTCGGAAACGACGTAATCGCCAGACTCATCATATGTTCTCTTTGCTAGAGTTTCTTCAATTAAAGTGTATTCTTTCTGTCTAATTCTTTTCTCAATTACACCATTTTTAATAGAAATTAATTCTATACTATTTTTACCTAAAATTTCAGAATATGAATATTTTTTTGCAACTAAATCAATCTTCAATCTGTGACTTCCTGGTGCCGAGAAATTGGAAGTTCCGCGAGAATTATCATACAGAGAAGAATCTTGTTCTGGGGATATGATAGATTCAACAACATCAAATGCAACCTTTCCGGATGCTTTATTATTATAAGGATCTAAAATTACTAATTGCTCTGAGTTCTTTACAAAAAATCCATTAGCAAAATAAATTCCTTCTTCTACTTGAGCAGATAATCCAAATCCAATTGCTGGGCTGGGGCGCACATCAGTTTCGCCTGTATCAATATCTTCTGTAGTTATAAAATTAGGTAAAACGGAACCATCAGTTCCAACTGTGAGTGTTGGAGTATTAACACCATTCAATACTTCTAAAATTTCTCCTTGTCTGAAGGAACGTTCGGTATTTGAATCCCCTTCAGAAACGTAAGAAACAAAAATAGTATCGGAATTTAAATCAGTTTTATATTGACTAGATAAAACTATTCCTCTGACTCCCGAAGTAACACCTACTAAAGTTTCTCCCTTAAGATCAGCAATATCATACTTCCCAAATACAATTTCTCCACCAATATTCACCGCAACTTCAGAAACTGAAGATAATTTAACGTAGTTAAATCTTGTGTTTAATCCAACCTCACCAGGAATTACCAGTTCTCCTTGCTTGAACTGGTAATTTCCGTACCTTTCAATTTGATTCTGTAATATACTTTGGAGAGTTGTTAACTCTCTAGTCTGTACAGGTTTTCCCGGTCTAAAAAGAACCCTATGGTAGTTTTTAGATTCGTCAAAATCATCATAATAAGGTGATACATTAAGGTTAGTATTCTGTGCCATATTAAATTGGTATGCACTTATGTTGTACTAACTTTATTTATGGTCGGGAAATTAAGTATAAATCAGAATTCGATAACAAGTTTGATGTCTTCGATCTGATCAATTGCGCGAGTGATGAGTCTTCTGTTCTCAACATAAATTATCTCTCCTGTATAAGGAGCAAGTTCTGGATAAAGATCACTTGCCTTCTGCTGAACAGAATCAATTGCTAAAGTTCCTAAGTTTCCTACTCCATATGCAGTGTTTCCAGTGGCAAATGATGGTGCGATTGTTCCATGCTGCCCAGTCACTGATCCAATGATGGGATTGACTGCAGTAACTGGTGCAACTGTAGCAGAATAAAAATTATATAGTTTTCCATTTGTTGAATGTAAAACTGGATCCTGATAATATCTTAAAATACCGCCAAGGGCAGAATTTGTATCATTATTTGGAATCCATTCTACAACTATTGCTTTTGCTTGAACTGTAATGCCACCAGTTAGAGTTAAATTTTGTGTAATAGTTTCGCCAACTACAAAATTACTACCATAATTTGCGGCTGCAGCATATGCTAAAGCATATGTTTGTCGTACTGTGTCGTAATTAGGAGAAGATGCATTTGTGATAGCAACTCCTGTATTAGTTCCATTAAATGCATTAGGATCTCTAATGAGACCGATTCTCCTAAAATCATTAGTTACTGGGAAATCGCCAGCGCCTTCTGCAAAGGTTAGACGAACATTACACATAACTCTCTTAGCATTAAGTTGCTCAAGGAATTTTCCATATCCATCAGATCCGACAGCACCCGTAGATCCATATCCACCTTGAGGGGGAATAATTACTTCAACCGATCCTCTGTTGACAACATTTGTCGGAACTTGAGTTGTTGCTGCAGTAGTTAATGCTGCGGTAGTATAAAGTCCAAATTTTTGACCATCTGGAACTCCTACAGCAGCGCCTGGTTCCAACGAAATTTTCGCAAATGTATACTCAGTATTTGTCTTACCTGTAGTTTCGGATGATAGTAAGACACGAGCTGCTGTAATAACACCATTAGTGATAGTGAGTTTTGCTATCTTCATGTTCGTGTCATTTACTTGACCATCGCCATTAATTGGAGCAAAAAGTTCTCCTGATCCACCACTAAGATAACCAGTGCCTCCTGAAAGAATAGAAACAACTTCTGGACCAACTACAGAAACACCAGTAAATGGAGCAACGGGAATAAATTTTTGTGATTGGAATCTCAAAACCTGCTCGATAGACAAGCTATATAACCACTTCCACTTATATCCATTAGTTGTGGTGTAAATACCATTTGCTGTGCAATATCCAGTTCCTTCTGGGTTAGTGCCACCACCACCAGAAAGTGTATTACGAGTTGGACCACTGAATAGATCTGGTGTTGCTCCATCTCCATTTGCCTGTCTCTTGTTGTCAATACACATCCAGACATTATAATCTGGAGTTCTGACAATCATTTCAAGATTAGAAACTGATGCTGTTCCGCTCCAAGTTCCTGATTCTTGCGATAATCTTTTGTAGTTTGAAGTATTTGCATAATTAGAGCGCCACATATCATATGGCTCTATACGATCAGAGAAAGAAGCATCTGTATTCTTTCCGTAATCGAGTCTATTAACTACCGGACTTACGAAAGACGAATCTGGAGAAGTTCCAGTTGCCTCACCTAAAGTTGTATTGTAAATTCTTTTTGCTGCAATAATCTCCCTAAAATAACTAAATTTTTCGTCCAAATTATCTACTGGACGAAGCGGTTCATCTTCGCTTGCTGGTCTAATTTTCAGGATTTTAGCAGAACCACCAGTTCCACCGGACCATGTAAATGTTAGACCAAATTTTAGAGTTGTTAGAGCAGCAGGATCCAGACCGCTTACTAAAATTGCTCCATTCAACACCGCTGTTACGGTTGCGTGAGTGGTTGCTGGATATCCGGCAAGAGTTTGAATACTGATAGAATCACCTACGTTAACGTCATCCGTATTGCTAACGTCATTATAATCATAAAACTCAATTACCGACTGCCAATTTGCGGATCTACCAACAAAAAAGAAATGATTAGTTGATGATGCCTCATCAAAAGATTCTAAGAATTGTTTAGCATTATATACTCTAAACTTATCTGTAATTAGCGCAGTTTCTGCCATTGTGTCTCACTTCTGGATTGAGCGGTTTTCTTTTCTTATTTATACAGGTTTTACTTTAAACGCTAATGGTTCTGTGGGGTAATATCCTGCCGCCAATAGAAATTTTTTGTGTCTTTATGTGATATCTGAGTAATTGATATTGGTCAAGTATAGAGAGACTGATGTTCCGATTGGATGTATTGCTGCAATAGTAGATCCCAAATATCCTCTAGTCTGTATGTTAAACCTGTCGGGTAGTTTACTAGAGTATTCTACAATTTCTTGACCAACCTGTAGCACTCCGGAGGCGGCAAATCCAGCAGTATTTGTTACATAAAGAATCGTATCTGTCGATAAGAAATCGATTGTAACAAGAGATGCAACGAAGTTGAGATTTTCTGAGAATCTGAGTGTGTCACCAATTGAAACCGAATCTTCGAAATTGTGGACCATTTCTAAAGAATTAGATTCGGTCTCGTCAATAGAGACATTCGATTCCAATAGGAGAGTCCGGAAGGTTTCAGGAGCATAAGCATTTGGATCAATTGCAATTTCAAATTGTATCTGCTTTATTACTTCTTGTGGAATTCCATCAATACTGAATATAGATTCCGGCGCACCAAACTGCGATTCTAAGAAGAAAGTAACATTACTTTCTCTGACATCTTCGGGGGTTTGCAAGTCAACGTAAATATTAATATCGGTAGAAATATTTGGATTGGATACCACTATTTCGTTAAATATTACAAAATCATTGGATGGTACTACAATATTTAAATTTTTAGATATAGTTGGAGAAACATTTCTATGAGATTTGATAATATCAAATCCTCTAGTTATGAATGGTGTTGGAGGTTGGGTATATCCATATCCAGGATTAATAATAGTTACATCTATTATTTCATTGCCGAAAATAATTGCCTTGGCAATAGCCCCGCCGCCATTACCATCCACTGGCAAGAAGTCAATGAATACTTCCTTTGGATATATTCCGATTGCCTTTGGCGATACCTGTAGTAATTTGGATCTAATGTAATCCGCCTTATTGTAATCTAAGTAAGTAATTTTTCCATCAACATCAATGTAAGGGATGATATTTAATCCAGATCCTCTAGGTTTTTCGTTTGATATAGAAGTTACAATATTTCCATATATTTTTCTGGATACAGGAACAAATAAATTATTTTGTGAAGTTTTTACAATATCCGGTACTTTTAATATTTCTCTGTAATTATTCTCACCATCGACTTTTATTAAATCCCCTTCAAGAATATTAGCAGTTATTCGATTTAATGTTCTCCAACTCTCATTTAATATCTTTCTATCATTATGTAAATGAGTTGCATTTCCAGCTCTCTTTAAAATCTTTTCGTTAGATTCGTCAACTTCGTAGTTTACTAAAGTAGTATTACTCAGTACGTTTACGACTGCCTGATTACTAATAGTTAATACAGAACCATTTGCTACTTCAATAGTACCAAAAATATATTCTTCGGGTCCTGGTAATGTTGTATTAGTAATTATATTCAGTTCATCAGCAAAAGCATAAGTTATTGGATTTACAATATCAAGATCTTTCTTTAAAGTCAAAAATCCAGAAAGTACATCTCTATGTTGATCAGTAATAAATGTAAATCGCACTCCTGGATATGGGGAAGTAATAGCGACATAATCGAGTACCCTACCAACAGATCCATACTCATCAACCAAATCAATTGGATGCGTCTTTGATGATAAATCCCAATTTCTGACATCATCATAAGTAATATTATAAATTTCAAACGTCGCAGTAAAAGCATATGCTCCAGGTTGAAAATCAAATGCAATAAAATTATCTAAATTCTTTTCTCCCTGGAATGAAATTATATCCACCTTGGATGTCAAAACCTCTCCAGATTTTGGTTTATAATAATTTAATTTTTTGTTAAAAAGTATTCTTGTTTGCTGAATAACGTAGTCAACTGCATTTCTTTGTAAAACACCATCAACAAAGACTAAGTGAAATTTAGGATCCGTAATTGGATCTATTGATAAACCTTTATATGTTATTATGTCATGATTTACTTCGTAGGATATCTTTTCTTCATCTATAGTTCTTCTAGAATATACCCCAATCGAAAATGCGTGAAAATAATCTACCGCTGTTGCTTCATTCAGTAATAATTGGGACTTACTTTGATCCCATCTTGGTGCTTCTGAAAACTCAATTAAATCAGGAACATTAGCAATGGGAGATCTTATGATTTTGTATGCAGTTGGTCTTTGTAAAATACCATTCATAAAGACTAATAAATCCTCACCTTCGCTACTTTTTAATATGTTGCCATCATCGGTATATAATTCAAATGCTTTACTTACCCCATCAAAATAGTCAGGGATGGTAACATCAACAGACCCCACGCCATTATCGAGTATTTCGTTTACTGACTGACTTAAATTATATAAGGAAGATATTACATTAGCACATTCTACAGCAAACCAAACGCCATCTATTTGTACTGAAGTTCCCCACTCATCATTTTCAATGATATTGTAGTTTGAATACGTAAGTAAATTTGTGTAATTTCCAGACTTCTGGACGTTTCCAAAATCTCTATCAATTAAGTTTGGTCCATTCTCTAAAGTGGATGTATATATTTGCTTATATGAATTAATTGCCGATTTAACCTCAGCACATAAGTTTAATGGGTTAGACACATCAGGGGAAACATCATAACCGACAGTTTCATATGGTGCTCCTGGATTTTCTATCGCATCTATCATCAGAGCAATAGAATACTCGAAAGCAGCAATTGTTTCACTTAATGCATCATTGATGTAATTGAGTTTATTAGCAAAATAATATTTCTCTGCATAATCAACTAACCTATCATTACCGCCATATCTCAAATGATAAATTACTGCATCAATTAAATATGCAATATCTCTTCTACACTTGATTTCGTTTGAATATGAAAATGATGGGAGAATTGAATTTATATATGAAATAGTTTCATTTATTATGTACCTTCTGTTGACAAAAATTAAATTGGAAGCGTCAACAAATGTGCCGGTATTAATTCTACTTAAAGAAAATCTAACCTGACGCAACCTAGCAACGTTTGATGTTATTGAAACTGTGATACCATTAGAGACAATTAATTCTGCATCTGTTTGTATGACAATACCATTATAATTAAATTGAACCTCGGTACTTCCCACTGGCGGTAATGTTACTTCGCCAATTGGCACTTCAAATATGAAATTTCCATTCTCACTTATATACGAGAATGCATTGGCACTAACTCTAACATTAGTTTCATCTATAATCTCTATTACTTTAGTGCCCACAGGGAATTGAGATCCGGAACTAATGTACATACCTTCAACAATTCCAAATGTCGAGGGAACTGTGATGATGTCACTACTTGCTGAGATAATTACTTCAAATTGAGGACCTGGTGTGCTAAGATCATCAATAAAAATTACATCCCAGTTTCTTATTGCTGCTGCACAAAGTTTAGCAGCATATTGGTATGCATCTTTGATTTCTTCTATCTGACTCACATTCGAATATGATTCAGCTGCTGCAACAATTGCAGAATTTCCACCAAATCGAATATCATGCTCGAAAGATTTTATGATATATTCTACACCACTTTTGATAGTTTCTGAATTGAAATTAACTAATGGATATTTTGTAGTTATATAACCAAATGTCTCTTCAACAATAAAGTTTTTATTTGATCCTATTTGATTTGCAGAATCCAACCAAATTCCACTTCTTTGGAAAATATTTTTTACTTTTTTGAAGTATTTTTGGGAATCTGCTAAATCTTTAAATTTAAATATTCTTCCAATGAAATTATCCGCAGATACAGATTGTCCTTCGGATGTTCTATCCCCTAATGGAGCTTTTGCAAATATTATTTGCGAACCATTAATTGTGTAAGATTTCTTTGGTTCTTGTATTACGTTAGAAAGACTCACGATTACGGAAGTTTCATCATAGGCAGATACTGGAATTCCAGTTCCCTTTTCTAGCATTGTGAATATTTTTGTTCCTTGAGAAATCCCAGTATCTGGGTCAACATATCCATCGAAATCAGGTGACAAATATATTTCCTTTGCTTCGTTAAAATCGTCAGTAAATTCAGCAAAATGCAGTCTTCCAACTCCTCGCTGAACATTTGTGTCAGTTACAGTTTCTATTATTTCTGTTATAATAGTTCTTGTGTTGATAGTATAAACAGATTCTACACCAGCATTAATTGTTATAACTATTGGAGTTGCTGCTTGGAATGTAGGTTGGTCTACAATTCCAGTATCTGCTTCTATAACTACTTCACCAAATAGTTGGAATCCAGCAGGATGGACAACATCCTTGATAAGACTCCTCCACAAGTCGATTGGGGTTTTTGATCTAATTAAATAAGAATAATCTTGATAGAAATAGGAATCAGTAAGATTAGATCCAACTGAACTACTAAATCCCTTCTCTGAACTAAAATAACCAGATTTATCATAGAATGATTTAATTTCTGGCTCATAATCTGTAAATAGAATAGCAACAATATTTGCCCCACCTATGAGATAATCTTTTGAAATACGTCCAGAAATACTTTCAAATCTAACTATGTTAGAACCAGTTCTTAGACCCTTTTTAGATACTCTTCCAACAAATATCACATTCCCATAATTATCATACTGCTCAATAATTTTTCCAGGACCAAAAGATTCCTCGCCAATATTGGAGAGCAACACGGCATAAGTTGATGTAAAAAATGGTAGAGTTGAATTGTTTGTTGTGAAATTTTTACCGGAGTTCACTATCTCAATAGTTCTCGGAATACCAATATTTTTTGATGTTAGATATATTTTATTTGTAGAATCGACAACATAAATTTTCGGAATGTCACTATATCCCCCACCAGGATTCAAAATATTTACATTACTTATACCACCATTTTGATTTAATGCAATTGAAAAGTTGCCGGGTTTGCCATTTCCAATCAATATAATTTTTGGATTTACATATCCAGATCCGCTATCATTAACCGTAAATGATACAATGCCCCCTTCGTTATTCATAACCGGTTCTAGGGACGCCTTTATCGATCTTGCTGGTTCCACACCAATAACTACCGGAACATCGATATAATTTTTGCCAAAATTATCAACCGTTAAGGTATTAATTAATCCAGTAGATCCAGAAGAAGATGTGGTATAGATCATTTCTCCAGTTCCATTTTCTTGTGGAACGGAATTGATCTCATAAACAAATTTGTTATTGGTGGTATATGATATAACTTTGGGTCCACTTAACGGATCTTCTATCAAAGATAACCTAGCATTGTCAGTAAATACACCGCTAGCTACTATAAAATAGTAGTAATTCGAGAATCTATTTGTGACTTTAGTTGTATAGGTATTTGAATTTATTCTAGGACCAAATCCAAATTTCAATGAAACAAAACTATTTGCAGATCCAGATCCAGGTTCTGCTGGACCAACATATTTTTCTTGAGTTACTAAATTGTAATTTAAACTTGGGGAAAAATCTAAGTAAGTTCCTGACATACTAGGATGTCCGGTTTTGAATGTATACTTATAATAGTTTTGTATATCAATGTTGGGATTAACAACAAAATTGTTTTCATTTCCATTAGAGAATTCCAATTTAAAAATTTTATCACCAACAGAAGAAATTAATACATCCTTTCTTGCTGAACTTTCATCCTTAATAAAGCTACTTATCGATAATGCTGTAGTTACAGATGGATCAACTCCATACTGATAATACAATAACAAAATATTACTCTCTACATCATATGAATATACTTTGGGACTAGTAAATTGATCTGTTCCCAATTCGGGGATGAAAGATCCTTCAGTAAATCTATAAACGAAATTGTCGAAAGAAACTTCTGCACCATCAAAATGTTCTGCAGCACTAGTGCCTTTTTGAGCTCTCTCTACCGAAACTACACTATTTAAATAATTTACGCTAGTAACTTTAACGATTTCCTCTCCAATTGAAAGAAAATCTTCTTCAGATACATTTTTAACATTTGATAATTTCAATTTAGTATTATTCAATCCCACGCCAACATGATCTACTCGGCAAACAAATACGGAATTTGTTTCCATGTAAACATTAAAGTCAGTTCTAAAAACTTGCTTTGATGAATTCAAAGGATCAGTAACTAATACTGCATTAAATCTCAGTATTTGATCCTCGACAAAATTTGACCCTTTGTCTAGCACTTCAATATTTGCTACATACCCATTCGTGATAGTAACTCTTACAGAAGCATTTCCTAAAGTTGTATTGAAAATTCCGGAACTTCTGAATAATCCACTCGTTAAAATTGATAGTTTACCAATTCCCGTGTCTATCAATTTGGCGTTTAATTTTCTATCTCTTAACTTTAATTCCTGTAATAATCTTTTTCTAACGTAGAAAGTTTTTTCCGTTAGGGAATCATTTGGGTTAATCGAAATATTTACGCTGTCATTTACTGATAAATTGTGATTGCTCTCGGTCTTTGCAATTGCATAATTATAATTTATATTAATTGGAAGAATATTTTCACTGAGAGAAGAAAGACTTACAACATTTACTTCAAGACTATCTGAAAAAACTGAACTTTGTAAAAATAATCCATCATCAATCACTCCTTGGTTGAAATCTCCAGATAATACTAGAACTCTAACTGTATTTTGATTTGATGTGGTTTCTAATACCCTTCCAGTAGCTACTATAGAATCTGGTCTATTGAAACCATCAGTTAATGATAATATCGCATTTTGTGTAAATACTGAGCTCTTTGATAAGAAAATACTCAAAACCTTTGCGATCTCGTCAGTAGCAGGATCTATCATATCAAACGATCTATTGCCATCAAATTTTGATGCAACATTTTCTAATATTATATTATTTGAAAATAACACATCCCCAACAATAGTTCCCTCTTTTAATGAGATCCTCTCTCTTAGAACAAATTGATCAAACAAATACGCATTGAATTCTGTTGATACATTGCAAACACTATTTTTGGAATTTATATATTCAATATTCTCCCCGAATACAGACTCAACTGATCCACTGAATCCTTCACCATCGGTGTCAGAATTGTCCACGAAGACGATGTTTCCAGGATTGTGGAGTGAAGTGACTTGATCTACAATGAACCCGTCAATGGCGCCATTTTCAACGTCAGTTACAATAGCAGAAAAATTAACTCCATTGTCAATATTTTGAGAAAAGTCTAGTATTCTTGCTGATCTAGGAATTTCTGATTGTGTAATTAATTTATTGTAATTTGAATCTACCGGTATTCCGTAATAATTTTTACCTAAGATATAAGGATATACAGGAACTCCAACCGAATTAATTGTGACAAAATAAGCATATGTTCCATTTGGATACTCAGGTGTTACGCAATATCTACCATTATTTTGGTCCAAAAATATTTTTCCGGAATTTACATTGGGAGTCCATGTGTAATCCTCGTCAAAGTTGCCTAATGGGTATGTTGCAACAGAAGGACCATTTTCTCTCGATGTATTGAGAGTGTATCCGCTTCGCATTCTAGTAATGCTCGATTGATTATCGAGAGGATCTTGATATCCATATGGACCATAAATTGGGTATCCATCATAACAAAATCCTATTATCTGTGAGTGCTGTGTCGGTTGCTCGGATAGAATACTATTAATGTTGTCTCCAATCTCGTATCTAAGTCTTTTTGGGTTCGATAAGACAGCATATGTTTTGTTGGAATCAAATTTTTTATTGAATAAACTCCCTCCATTCGAATCTATATTAGACGATGTAATTTCGTTATATCTATTATAATACCATTTCTTTATCTCAATTTCTGCTTGGGCTCCATCACCTTGAGGAACTACATCAACTCTGATATTATCTGAGGTATAATTTTTTCCACCATTAATAATTTCTATGGCAACTAGTTTACCATTTGAAGAAATTACCGACCTACACTCTGCAAATTTTCCTCTGCCCACCAAGTCTCTGACTACAATCTTTGGTGGAGAAACGTAGTATTCTCCTGGATTTGTAATTATAAAACTAGTCAATTCTCCATTAGTTACGACAGGTTCGACTAGTCCATTTCTACCACTCGTTATGGTAATTGTTGGTGTCTTTTTGTATGATTGCTTAGTTGCAATTTTTATCTCGGATACCACATTACCGGAAAGAATTGATGATGCTTTTGATGGGGAATTGTTGATTAAAACAACGGGAGGATTTTTATAACCAGATCCCTTGTTTGTTATTGCGACTTTTACAATAGGTCCATTACTAACAAAAGAATCGCTTTTTTTGCTATAAATTAAGGATCCATCTACTAATATTCCAGCATCATATGAATCAACTTCATAAACTTCTGCATTAAAAACGGGAGATTTTCTGATTAATTTCAGATAATCATTTTTGCTCAAAGTATTGTTATTTGATATTAATGTGTTTGAAAGAATATCAAATGATGGATAACCTGAAGAGCAGACATAAAAATATGTCTCGTCCTCCAAAATTGCCGAAACATTGGCATTTACATCAGTTAACTGATTTTGTAAATTTGGTTTTGTCGATATAACCGGTCTTTCTCTATTTTCATTTGCTATCCATCTATAGGAAGATGCGGATGAATTATAGACAATTGGATCGAAACTGCTTTGGGTAGATTTTGATACTAAAATTGGGTCGCCCTTTGACGAATATGGAGTTTTCGTCTTGGGAGTTAAATTGTATACAGATCCAGTAATATTAAATTTAACCCCATTAATATCATAAGGTTTTTGTAAATAAACGATAGATCCACTACTAAATGCAGATGATCCAGATCTATTTTTTATTCTAAACTGATTTACGTTTTTCTCATCGATGAAGAATGTTTCTGATCCGATATAAAAATTAGTGTCCGAAGATTTCCATGCTCCTGTCGATACTACATCTACCGTGAAGTCATTTGTATCTAAAGATGTTACATCACTTAATAATTTAGTAAATCCATAATATTTAAATTCAGAAATTGTCGAAGTTGGATCTATAATTAGATCCACAGAATTATTACTTATTTCGACAAATTCAATTATTCCATATGCATATGGGTTACTCTGTTCTAATGCTGCACCGATTAAATTCTTAGGATTTCCTGAAATTACATCAATTTTGATTTTGTAACTAGTTATCCAATCTGAAGTTGAAGATCTAAATGTAAGATCGGAGGGTCTTCTTACTGAGACTTCATCTCGTTGATCTGTTGATATTAAAGAATTGAAAATAAATTGTATAGATTTTTCAGATCCTTTTGATTTGTAAAAATCTGTGATATTTTTAATTAATGTTCTCTTGTCAATACCATCCTTAAGGTATTTCTCTGGGATACTGGAAAGATATTGAGACTCAAAACTTTTGAGAATAGCAAATAGAAAAAGGTTGCTTATGTTTTGAACATACGAACCTGATGCATGGTTCGTTGCCTCTGTGGATACGAATTCAGTTGTCTCGTATAAATCTCCAAGTTTAGTATTACCACTAACTCCTCGGTAGACTCCTGTTAATGTATTTCCCTCTTTCTTAGTATAGAAACAAATTTCACTATCTATCTTTACGTATCCATATTCATTTGGAAATGCATCTGCATCATCTAATTCAATCTCAGTATCGTTTACTGACAGGAAGATTGATAAATTAGATCCTTTCTCTAATAATTTTTTCTCATAGAAATTTATATCATAATATGAAGTAATATTAAATAAAATATCCAAAGGTTGTCCAGATATCTCTAGACTTTCGTAATACTTTTCTAAGAATGACGCAAATGCATTATAATGGGTGGAGATAAACTCAGGAAGTTGTCTTCTTACTAGATTAGATAACTTAATAGACATTTACTTTATTCTGCTTTTGTAATAAAATTACTCTTTTCTATATCAACCTTCAAATATTGTTCACGGAATGCAAAAATATCTTTTTTCAGTGGGACCACTCTAAATTCTATTTTATTGTTTGAATATGAACCTTTTATGATAACCAAATCATATAATTTAATTTCCCCTGAGTTATAATTTACAGTGCCGACATCCGAGTTCAGTACGAAGTCATTACCATCATTTCCTATCCTATATAGGACCATTTTTCCATCAATATCTTTCAAATAAACTGTGTAATTTGGGTATTGGGAAACAACAAATCCAGTTGAATTTACGGTAGGTCCATCGCAGTCTTTATCGAAAGAATTTTGGTAACATACCTCGTAAAATGTTTTGGTATTCAAAAGTGGAAAGACATCTTTCCTCATAGTAAATGATGTTTCATTCGACTCTACAGCCAAATCAGATTTGTCAATTGCTGCATTAATTTTGCTATATCTCAATCGTCCGGAAAATTTTTCTGTATCCGAGTTATTGATATACTTCAGAATGGAATCGATAACTTGAGTTGTTATTTGTTCGGACTTTAAATTTGTGTTAATCTTCTTATAATAAATTTTACTTGTAAGTTCAATATACAAAACAGATGGATCCATTAGCACTGGTCTAACGGAAGCAATCATATAGGGTTTTAAAGAATTTTCGATCTCTTTTTTTGTTACACTAGTAATTTTTTCACCACTCTTCGGTTTAATAATAATTTTCACAACACCATATTCCGGTGGTAACTCATCTTCCCCACCATATGTAATGATATCTGAAATATTGGGATAAATTTTGGAAATAATTGGTTTAAAATCTTCAGCAGTAACTGCTCGGTTTTGAGTTCCAAAATACTTTGGAGCAATAAATTTTATGGTGTCAACAGACTCCATTTCGGATCCGCCATAAGCAGGAGTCTGAACATTGTCTATAGTTACTGTTGATTGATAAGGTTGATTGTTGGAATCAACCAAAAGTCCATTAAATCTAAATGTATCAACTCCATTAGTGGCTGGACCATTAGTTATTAAATACGAAATTTCAACATAATTTCCGTTCTCTAATTGCTTCCCAAATACACCATCACCAAAAATGATTTCATAATACTCGTCTTCAACTTCTTCTATAAAGAATATATTAGACGATGAACCTATTTCTAATATATTTTCTTCGACATTAAATGGAACTTTTGTTGACGAATTAATAGATTCGAAAACATTAACTCGGATACTTGAGGTGTCTATTTGTGTATTCGAAAGAATAATTCTATTATTTGCTTGTAAATTTGAATATGTGACATATTCTGTCACTAAGTTGCCTTCGAAGATCTCTACATCTACAAATGACGCAACTCCATCAGCAACATTAGTAGTTACATCGTCAACAGTCACATAATTATAAAGTTGATTATCATAATTTGTGAGAAATCCTGTTCCCTTCTTCAAAGTATACGATGAGGGAAACGTGGAACTATCAATTGTTGCTGTAAAATTAATCTTTGTCTTTGGTGCAACTTTTGATCTAGGACGATAACCCAGTTGTTTAGATATTCTTACAACGTTCTCTCTTACACTTGCAGAATCTAGAAAAAACTCATTTGCGACTAAGTTAGTATTAAATGCGGTATAATACGTGTTATACGCTAGAACATCTAAAATATTACTCAATGCCGACCCTTCAAAATCATAATCAGTGAATTCTGATTGAGATCTTAAGTAGGTTTTTAGACTTTCTTTAATCTGAAGATAATCTAAATTGTTGATCTGAGCGTAAGGCACGTTATCCTCTCTCCAAGAATAGTTGTAAGTTTACTGGAACATCTTCTCTACCGACAATTACGTAGGATAGCAAAACATCAAAACCATTTGATTCAGAATTTGCACTAACTTCAATTTGCTCAACTCTGATTCTTGGTTCATACGAATCCAATACACTTCGGATCTCAACAGAAATAAATCCAGCTGTAATGGAATTCAGAGGTTCAAATAGCAAATATTCTAATTTGGTTCCAATTCCTTCATTGAAAAATCTTTCGCCAATTCTCGTATACAATAAGTTAGACACAGATTGCCTAATGGCATCAGCATCTTTTTTGACAACCACATCGCCAGTTACGGGATGTGGTTTAAATGTCATACTCAGATCTTTAAATGTCTGAAAAGAAGGCACAAGAATAGATTATAACTACTATTCTATTTATTATGACTCGTGCCACCTTTCAACGAAATCATCGAATCCACCAGCACCCCCACAAGGTCTAGAATAACGATCATCTGGTAATTTATATTCTACCTTACTTAACTTTGATAAAAGTTTATCTGATGCTTGATCAGTAATCAATTTCATTCCAGATTTTATAAAGTCTTTACTTTTATCTACTGGACTTAAAGCCATAAAAAATCTCCTTAAAAGAACTACAAAAAGTAGAACTTTTAAGGAGGTTGCTATCTCTTAGCATATTTATTTACCCTGACCTCTATACTTCTTTCCTCTGCCATTACGTGCTGTAGCAGATAGTTTTGTGTTTTTACTACGTCCCTGGCGACTAACTTTAGGCGTAGATTCGATATGTTCAGATCCGGATAGGGAAGGTCGTTTTGCCATGTAATACCTCAGTTTGCTTGATCATCATACCATCTCTTGTGAAGATAGTCAAGTGTTTCGTTCAATGGTTCATAATTATCAGATCCAGGTCTTTTATAAACTAATTTAATATCCATATTTTGAATTTGCTTCTCAAGAGTCGCTAATCGATTCTCCAAGAAATTCAGACGATTGATTGTTTCCTGTAACAGTTTGCTTTCTTTTGAGGTTTCCATATTCAGTCTCTACATTCATATTAGGCATCATTCCAGTTTCGTAAAATTGCATCGCAGCATCTTGAATTGCATCCGCAAATTCATTGAAGTCATCAAAGCGTTGCTCTTTCAGCGTTCCGTCTGTGGTTTTGTAAGTGATCTTATGATTTTCCATAATAGTATCGTGGTCTCATATATTATATATTCGGAAAACGCCGTGCCATAAACTCTTATGCCGCAAACACCCCAGACAATGCCGTAGGATTATTAAGATTACCAATTCTTACAATCACATCTACTGTTGACATACCCGCAACAATACCGGATGGTGCTAAGAAACTTAAACCTTGAATTGCCACTGGACTGCCATTAATCAACACACTTGGTTCTCCAGTAACAATCACATCTGAATGTAAATCTGGAGGCACAGGCAAAAAGGCATAGTGTGGTAATGTAACATCTCCCACTTTATGTACAAATGCTCCATTCATCATCACATTTGCGGATGCCCCGGCAGGAGGTGGTGCATATCCAACTGGCGGCCATGATCCGTGACCTGAAGTAACATCTGAGGATAGGTAAATTGCTGGGAATAAACTCATAATGGTGCCGATTCTTCTTCTAATGTATTATCTTCGATAAACTTCGCGAAGTCATCTTCCAACAACTTTATATATTCATCAGTTTCTTTCTCAATTGCAAAACATTGACTTTCTAAATCTTCAGTGCCTTCTTTTGGCGGCACATCATCTAGATCATCGTATATACGCTCTGTCCCATCACATGGTCCATTAGCTACTTGATTCGCAACTAAAATCTTTAACATCGACATCCAATCATTATTTGTATCTACACTCATATGAGCAATGAATGGTGTCTTTAAGATAATCGAAGGCGGCGGTGGTTGCAATATTGGTGTATATGGTGGATAGATTACACTATCAATAGTAATTAAGAAATAAAATCTCATTGATCTTATCTCACTTGCCTTATACGACATTACATGCTCAGCACATCGGATATAAGGTATCATTACTTCCTCAATTGTGCTACCAGTTAATATATTAGTTGCATAATATGTTAACGGAGTAATTAGACTTGGACGATATCTATTAATACTCATTGTATCAATTGGATATTCTTGATTATTAGGTTTCCATGGTTTCACAAACCTACCATTAATATTATATTTCGCAATGACATCCGATTCCTTTAATATCCACTCGCGATCTGTCCAGTTTCTTTCGGTGTAATAACCACTTATATTACTCGTAAACGTTGGATATCCTGGCCCAGCACCAGAAGGTATCACAGTGACCGGTGAAGGCACTACAGGTGCTGTTACCGGATTAATCCTCACGAATGGTTCAAAGAACAATCCAGGCGCCCACCAAGGCGATATCCCGATTCTGATAGCTTGCTCTAATGATCTTAACGCATCTGGAAATTTTAAAGATGGTAAAGGGTCTTCCAACATACATGCTATAGGACCAGTGATGCTCATATTAGTAATGAACTCATTTGGAATATTTGCGCTTGCCGTTACAGGTAATGTGAAGTTATCATATGGTGAAATGTATACTGGTGGTTTTTCTGGTTTAACTCCTATCTTATCTAATAAATTTTGAATTGCACTATTCAGTGGTGGTATTACTGGTTTTAACTCGAAAAATCCTGCAGGAATTTTATTTACCAAACTCTTAGGATCTACAAACCTTAAAGCAGTATCTGGTAATGGAAATACACCAACTGTTACACTATCGAAGAGAAGTGAAGCCATTCAACTATTTTGACGATTTTTTTCTGGGAAAAATTTTTTATATAATTCCAAATTTATTTATTGATTCCATATTTAAGATAATCTTTTTTCGAAAGGTGTATCCACTTACCATCTTCTTTAATGTAGTAGTAACCATTTGCTCGTCTTCTGATTGTTCCATCTGCCACTCCACTTTTCATTCCCCTATTCCACGCAACTCCTTTCAATCCCTTATTCCATGGTGGTCTATTGCTTGGAACTAAAACCCATTCACCATCCACTTTTTTATAAACTGTGGGGTTCGAACCCTCTTTCTTTCCATGAACTTCTCTAAGTGTGCCATCTGGTAAACTATTCCGAGACATATTCTCTTTTCTCGTAAGCCATTGCAAATTATCTACATGATTGTTTTCTTTATTACAATCCTTATGATCAATATCTGGTAGATTATTTGGATTCTCTATAAATGCTTCCCCAACCAGACGATGCACATAATACTGTATTTGTTTTACAAATTTTCCGTTTTCATCATAGATTGATATATTGACTGCTTGATATCTTGTGCCGTTTCCTGCGATGACACCTCGCGCATGACTTTTTAATTCTTTGTCATCCCTAAAAACTATTCCAGTATCAGATACTGAATATCTTGCGAACTTTGTGGGGAGAATTTTCATGGCGAATTTTTTTATTTTACGAATATTATAGCACAACAAATAGAGGTCGCTGGGAAACGTTTGTAGGTTTGAAAGTGCTAGATGGGACCCGCCCGGCAAACCGGTTATACCCCCGAAGGGGCCATTTAACTGCCTAAGTGTTACTTAGTGAAGTGCAGTTGGTGTTTCTGAGGGCGAACAGATTGCAATCTCTGCTTACCTTGGACATCATCAATCAATCGAATCATCTGTAGAAAGAATGCCTTCTCTAGTCTATACTCCAGAGGTTGCGAGTTGCTTAGCGATGAGTTTGCCAACGAAGTCATTTTTGATGCTGTAAGGAATAGTGATTTGTTGCTCGCCTCGGGTATAGATGAGGTGAGATCCGCCCTTGCGCTTCTCAATCCAACCCTGTATCTTAGCGAGTTTGAGGATCTGCTTGGTTGTCATGATTAGACAGCGAAGGATAGACGCTTTGCCTCAGGATTGCAATAGTATTTGTGTTGCTTGTGCTGCCAACCCTCAAAGGTATGATGTAGACCAGCGAGTTCAGCAGCAGACATCCCATCAATGCCATGTTGAGCGAGGGAGTTAGCAACAGTGTCGCCCCTGTGGGAGTTAAGTTGAGGGCGACCCTTAACAACGTTGCGAGTAACCCAGACGATCTCACGGGTGTTGAGATCGGTTGCCATTGTCATCAGTGCCATGTAGTCTAAGTGTGAAGGGGGTGTATAGTGAAGGGGGGTGAATCAGAAGCGTTGGCGATCATAGCGAGAATCGCCCCATCCGTCCCGCTGATAACGTCGGGCATCGTAATCATCAGCGGTCATCATGTCATCATGCTCCCGCTCGATAGGGGCAAGGGGTGCCAGGGCGTAGGCAATGATTTCGCTGTGGGTCATCTTGGAGCGGATCATCGGTCTCGGTTCGTTTGGTATGCTTTAGTCTACAGGGTGCTCAGTTCATCCAAGCGGCGAGGTGTGCCAGTTCAGCAGCTGCCTCCTGCAGGTTGTCAGCGTTCAGATCTGCCAGGCAGGATGCCAGATCAGCATCATCAACGCAATCCAGATCGCCGTTCAGCTCTGCTGCCATTTCAGCAGCGAGGGCGAGGCATTGGTCTCTCAGGTCGTTTTCTTTCATGCTGTTAGTCTACAGGGTCAGAGGGGCATCCCTGCCCCCTGCTGTGCCAGTTTAGAGACTGGTCATCATCTCTACGATCTCGGCATGATTGACCTTAGGATCGGCATAATCTACGCCGTCACGGGTAGACTCATAAGCACCATTCACAGCACAGCGAATGAACTTCACATAGGGCGATTCACCTTCGGCAGCATACTCTACACATGCCTTAGCAGTGTTATAGAGAAACTCGCTATTCTGAATCCAGAGAGCTACATTCCAGGTTTCGTAATTTGCCCACCCGTTGTAGCTCTCGGTTGCGGTGGAAGCGGTGGAAGCGGTGGTCTGAGTCATTGTCTCGGTTCGTTTGGTATGCTTTAGTCTACAGGGTCGGCAGCGCATCCTGGGCGCTGCTTGTGCCAGTGCCTCAGGCGGCACAGACTGCCTGCGCCAGATCATTGGCAGCAGTCAGCAGGGCAGACTCCATGTTAACCTCTCGGGTATCCATCAAAGCATAATCGAAGAAACCAGATTCCAGTTCCTGCATGTAAGCGGTTGCCGTAGAGAAGCAATCAAACAGGCGCAGCGAATCGAAGGACTCGCCCTCATAATCAAACCCACCAATTACAGCGTAGACTTTCAAAATTGCTCCGTTTCGTTTGTTGAATGTATTATGGCACCCCAGAGGGGGCAGCGGGGAGAATGGTGGACACTCTCCCAACTGACCCTATTCTGTTCAGTTATCGCGGAAGATGTGGCAGGGTCGATAGGATGAACCATCACGACATGCGGTGAAATCATATCGCAAACTAGACTCCCAAGTTGCCTCCCAATCTACTACTAGAAAGGCATCAACTTCGCCATTCAATTCGTTATAGTATTCCTCAGCAAACTCTGCCTCATTGTGATAGAAACCACGATAGCGTTCTTCACAATCTTCAATATAGCTAACAGCACCCATCTCTTCAATCAAAGCATCAACTGCCTCATACCCGATGATATCACCAACTCGGACATATTCCTCATAATAGGCAACAAAATCTGCCTCGCCGTGATTATCAACAAACTCCAGCATATCGTCTAGATCATAATCATCAATCAAATCATTAATCTTCTCTACAATCTCAGCAGCGAGAACTTCTTTGTAGTTAGCAGTCAAAGTGACGGACATGATGTAAAGAATTGGTTTGAATTTGGCGGGTCCGTGACCTCCCGCCTACGGGATTAGAGGGTCTGTGGAGTTGCCTCCCTCGCGTCTCCCTCTATGAATCAATTATGGCACCCTATCGGGGCATCTGGTGCCGCTGGTGGGCAGTTCCCGGATTGTCACATGCCATTGAGAAAATCAGCAATAGCGTCCTCATATGCTTCCCAGGTGCTATAACGATCTTGAAATGCTTTGGGCACCTCACGATTGAAAACTTCGCCATGCTTGGCTATACGGGCAGCAGGCAGATCACGACCCTTAGCGAGGATCTGCTGCTCGTAAATGTTAGGATTGAAGCGGGACATTTGATCTCGGTTTGTTTGGTATGCTTTAGTCTACAGGGTCGGCAGCGCCTCTCAGGGTCGCATTGTGCCACCTAGGCAACTGGCATATGCGGATCTACTGATTCTAACAATTCTGTGGCAAACTCCTCACCATAAAGTTCTTCGATCTCACCAACAATCTCCTCTTCAGTATAAGTCTGATACTC